GAGGAGGGGAGGGAGGGGGAGGATAAAACGTGAAATGTTAGACGTAAATTGGTTTAAGGATTAGTTAGTTGTATTGAATATAAAATGGAAAGATAAAAATTATCCATGCAAAATCCTAGGAAAGAGGGGGGCTGGGCTTTTAGATTTGGGTTTTGGTTTTAGCATGCGAGTGGGGAAAGGGGGGACAACACAATCTCTCTAAATTTACAATACCCTTTATAATATTATACTAGGTATAATATTTAGGATAGGGATAGGGTATAGGAGTAAGGAGTAATAGGCTATTGTCACAGTTGTAAATAATCGCTTTTCTATGTAATCATATAAATATGAAATCCTCACCAATAAAGTTAAAACAGAAACTATCACCAAAAGCGTCTGCTGCGAAGAAGAAGAGAGATATAGAATATGCTAAATCTCCTGCTAGAAAAGCTAAGAAAGCACAGAATCAAAGGATAGGTCAGAGATCTGATAGTGATTTACATCATACTGGATCTGCGGTGAAAAGAGTATCGATAAAAAATAACCGAGGCAATTATGGTCGCGGAACTAAAAACGAATAATTATGCCGGGAAAAAAAGGATTTGGAGACACTAGAAAGAAATCATCACAATCTCCAGCGTATAAGAAACAAAAATTCGGAGAAGCAAAATCTCCATTTATAATGAAAGGATCACCATTCAAACAAGGAGAATTTTTATCGCCTGCTTTTTATGGCGGCGGCGCTATGGGAGCAGCTGATTTTCTTATGGGTCCTACGGCTGCATTAGGTATAGCCGGGATCAAGGCTTATCAATCTGGACAAAAACACTCGGGAGGTAAAGCTGGAGATCCCACTGCTAAATCTTCTTTTTCTGGAGGTAAAACATGGGAAGAAGCTAAGAAAGATGCTAAAGGAAAATTCAAACTAAAAAAATAATATAGGGAAAGACCCTAATCCGCAAATAACCTAAAAACCAAAAACAATGACTTATTTGTATTACAAGTCTAGTACTTATACTAGCAACCAAAAACCGAATGAAAAAACTATTGAGCAGTGGACGCATCTTTCAGAGAAGAAAAACTGGAGGATAACTCAACTACCTAATGGATTTTACCAAACGGAGTGTCAAAACCCTGTTAACGAAAAGGATTGGCACGATGTAACCAGACGAGAAACCATAGAAGGTGCCGAAGCAGCAATTAACGGTAGCATCGACCATTTCTCGAAAAAGTTAGAGGCTATCAAAGGCCCAAAAGTAGTAAAAACATTCGAATAACTATTAAAGGGGGAGACTAACCTCTCCTCCCTTTTTAAAAACAAAAATTATGGCAGGAACACCGTTTAAAATGAAAGGTATGAGTTTTGGAAACTCGCCAGTAAAACAATCAGAAACATTTGGACCACACAATCCAGATGGTATACTTAAAAAAAGATTTGGAGAAGGGTGGAAAGACGCAAAAGCCGCTGGATGGAGTGTTGTAGATGGGAAAATAATTACTCCGAAAGGTAAGAAAGAAGGTGATCCTTTAAAAGACGCATAAAAGAAGTACAATCAAATAAAATTAAATTAAATGGAATACAATCTACCTAGTGAGATTGTCAAAGATTTAAACTTTGGTGACGACGCTAAGAAAAGAATAATAAACGGAGTAGACAAGCTAGCGAAAGCAGTTAAGTCTACTTTAGGAGCTTCGGGTAAATGCGTAATTTACGAAGATGCTCGAGGAAAACCGGTGATAACAAAAGACGGTGTAACAGTAGCCGAATCTGTTGTCTTATTTGACCCGGTTGAAAACATAGGGGCAACTTTAATTAAGGAGTCCGCAAGAAATACAGTGCGAGAGGCTGGAGACGGTACAACAACTGCAGTCGTCCTTGCTGAAGCGCTGATAAAAGAAGTTGATAAACAAGGAAAAGACACATCTATCAGGGAAATAAAAGAAGGCATTAACTCTGGACTAAAGAAAGTTAATGAATATCTTGAAAAAAACGCGATACAAGTTACAGATGGTATGCTGGAATCTGTTAGCAGTATTAGTTGCAACAACGATACTGATCTTGGAAAGGTTATCGCAGAGGCATACGAAAAAGTAGGTAAAGATGGGGTTGTTTTAATGGAAACTAGCGAAACAGAGGAAACCTATGTAGAGTTAGTTGATGGTGTTCAGATGGATGTAGGTCTCACGTCACCGCATTTTACCACAGATACGGAAAAACAACTAGCGGTTCTTGAAGAACCTCTGGTTTTAATAGTTGCATCGGAAATTCCTAACATAAGAAAGATACAAAAGATACTAGAATTTGTTATAAAGAACAAAAAGCCCTTACTTATAGTGGCTCCTGTGGACCAACAAGTGAAAGCAGCGCTTCTAATGAACAAAGTCAAGGGCAATATCAAAGTAAATATCATAGATTTACCAGGATTTGGTCCAACAAAGCTAGATACTATAGAAGATTTAGCACTTTTAACCGGGGCCAAGGTAATAAATGAAGAACTTGGTGATGATTTAGACTTAATTGACGTAGATTGCTTAGGAAAAGCGGAGAAATCTGTTACAGACGACAAAAATACTGTAATTACTACCTATGACGTGGGTAATGATCTTAAAGAAAGGATAAAAGACGTTAAAAAGATTATTAAAACCGAGAAAAACGGGTTTATAAAGAAAAAACAGGAGGATAGATTGGCAATGTTGACAGGTTCTGTAGGAATTGTACGCGTTGGAGCTAATTCTAAAGTTGAACTCAAAGAAAAGAAAGATAGAGCAGAAGATGCAATATATGCGACAAAAGCTGCGCTAAAAGAAGGGATTGTTCCAGGAGGAGGAATTGCTTTGCTTAATGCCTCTCAAAAAATAACCGCTAAAACGGTTGGTGAAAAGATATTAATGGAAGCCATAAGGTCTCCATATAACGTCATACTAGAAAACGCTGGAATAAGTGGAGATAACCTTATAAAACAAGATGGATTTGGAATCGATGTAGTAAGTGGTGGCTGTGTAGACATGGTCAATTTCGGAATCATAGATCCAGTACTTGTTACCAAATCTGCACTGAAAAATGCTGTAAGTGTAGTAAATACGATTATATCAGCTGATTGCGTAATTTCAAATATAAGGATGGATGAAAGCAATTAATCACTATATAGTTGTACAAAATATAAAAGAAGGACCTAAGACGGTTGCTGGACTGATTATGACCGATGATACAGACAGTGACAATAGGTACTTAAAAGCAAAAATAATATCGTGTGGAAATCTTGTAGAAGGATTAAAAGATGGAGACACGATATATTACGATAAACATGCTGGACACGACATATCATGGAAAGATACCCTTTATAGAGTTATTCGTGATGGTGACGTTGTTCTCGTGGATTAACCTAAACCAGAAACCTAAACCCCAAAACTCAAAACATAAAACAAATTATTAATTAAAAAACAAAAAAACAATGAAAAAATTTTTGTATTTTGCATCTGCTGCTCCTGATGGAACAGCTGGAACAGAAGAAGTAGCTTGCTTTCCTGCTGATCAATTGTCTCACCTTGAGATGGCATCAGCAACACAGTTGAGAGTTTATTTTGAGTCTAGTCAAGAAAATGATGCTGACTCAGGTATAGACGCAGCTCACGCTGTACTTACTATTACTACTGGTAAACACAAAGAAGTTATAGAGGCTATATGTGGCGCTGTTGCTAGCGCTTCTGCTATTAATGCTCCTATGATTGTTGTAGCTGACAGTGAAAACTCTAAGTTTTTACATGCTGACATTACAGCTTGTGCATCAATGGCAGTAGTTGACGCATCATAATAAATGCGATTAACCGCGCAAGATTTGCGTGAAATGAATATCCTTAAGTATTACAGGCTCACTAGAAAGTGGGTCTGTAAAACTTACGGGTTAAAAGATGCAGATTTAGAATTATTAATTTATTTAGATTGTAAAGGAAGATTTACACGAAAAGAGTTTCTAGACGGAGTTTATACATATTCATGGGATAAGAACCGTTGGGAGAGATTACGAAGAGATGGTTGGATAGATGTATGGAGACATAGGAATCGTACGACGATAATGTATTCAGTATTTAAAACATCATGGAAATGCTCTCAAATGATAAGTAGGATATATAGAATCCTATTAGGTGAGGAAGACTTACCCACTTCAGAGAGAAGTGTATTCTATAAAAATAAATCATATTCAGACAAGGTTTACAATAAAGCTATAGACGATATGATAAAAGACAAAGACAGATAATCATGCCAGAAAAATTAATACCAGGGGAAAAAAGAACAGTGGCTTATAAAAAGTCATCAGCTTTTAAATTAAAAAATCCTTATCCATTAAATAGAAAAGGTAAAATAAATCCAAACTCAGAAGGTAACACTGATTTAGCAGATGGAAGATCTAGATCAGCTAAAAAACAATAATGGGATTTAAACTAGGAACAGAAATAGGTAATTATGCTGTAAGTGGTGAAATAAGAACCAAAATGCGATTTCATCAAGAAGCTGGTGGAGATGCCTCTGTACCTGGGACACCTGTTATTAGAGTTCCATTAGAAGAAGGAATTTTAGGGGAAGCTAATATGGATGGAAGTATTTATATTAACGAACAAATAATCCCTGGTAGTTTTGAGGAAAGACAGGTGATAAGTCATGAAATGAGGCATGCCACAGATATAAAGATCGGTAAATTAGAATATGCTGATGACTATGTTAAATGGAATGGAGAGACATTCCCTAGAAAAACTAGATACAATAAAGATATGATTCAAGTGGATGGCAAATGGAAAGAAGCTGGTGACGGTGATTTTCCATGGGAAAACGAAGCAAACAATGGAAATTAAATAATATGAATGTATTAAGTAAAATATTTTCAAGTGGAGCTAGTGAACTAGTAAAAAGCGTAGGTGGAGTACTGGATAATCTAACTACATCGAAAGAAGAAAAACTTGAAGCAGAAAGAAAAATCCAAGATCTCATAGCAAATCATGAGGTTGAAATGGAAAAGAATATTACTGAACGATGGAAAATGGATATGCAATCCGACTCATGGCTCAGTAAAAATATACGTCCGTTAGTATTAGTATTTTTAGTTATATCCACTGTATTAATGATATTTATTGATGCAGGAACAATAGCTTTCGAAGTTGAAGATAAATGGACAGACTTATTACAAATAGTATTAATAACAGTGATCGGCGCTTATTTTGGTGGACGATCGTTAGAAAAAGTAAAAAAATAAAATTATGAAAGGAAAATTTCATTTAGCAACAGTAAGACCAACAATAGACATATTAGGTAATGTAGCATACAATGCTAATGATGTTCTGTTTGATTGGTACGCTTTTCAAATACCTAAGGGCGGTGTGCACTTAAAAACAGTTCACATAGTACACCCAGGAACAAATGGAGTGTCTGTAGCAGGATTAGATATAGATCTAATGTTTGCAACAAGTTTTAATGGGGGTGCGCCACCCACAATAGGTAACCCTGATTCTGCACCAACAGGTATTTTAGGAACGGCTTGTAAAAACCACATAATGGGTCGTCACTATCTTGACGCCGATAAATTGGAAAACCTTGACGCTGAATTAGTGTCGCATAATACTTGGAGTTATTCTGGAAGAATAGGTAATGACCTAAACGAACCAAATCTAGTATTAAATGGAGATCCGACTTTCAGTGGTGATAGCAAGCATTCTGCTACTGTGGAAGGATATCAAACTATATGGATTGCTGGTTTTGCTATTGGAACTACAGATTTTGGCACAGGCGTAACGCTTAACCAAGGTGGTACCCAAGCTATATCAACAACAGCGGTAGATCTAGTTACAAGTGGTACAGATCCACGATTAGTGTTTGCAATTGGAGATGAGGTAATATCTTTTGTCGCAACTGATGGAAGCTCTCCAAAAAAAATAGGTACAGTTACGGCTATAGCAGACAATGTTTCACTAGAAGTTGATGCAGTTGAGGAGGCTTTCGATGATGCAACTGAAATATGCCACAGGCGACCACTAATATTCCACTTTGGATTTGAATATTAAAACAGTTAATAACAATTAAATTAAATTAAATTAAATCATGGCAAAAAGAAAAACACCGAAAGCGGATAAGATCGTTGATCTTAAACCGAAAGCAGAAAAAATAACTGACGAACAGTTAGCAAAAGTGCAAAGTACTATAAGTAGTATTAATAATCACCAAATGGAGTTAGGTAGAATGGAAGCTAGAAAACATCAATTACTACATAACTTAGGTAGTATTCAAGATCAATTAACTCTTTTACAAGAAGAGTTTCAAAAAGAGTATAATACTTTTGATATAAATATTGAAACAGGTGCTATTAATTATCCTCCAGAAAATCCTAGTCCACCAGAAAATGGCAAAACTGATAAGAAAGATTAGTGTAGGTAAAGATTATAAAAACGATGCTATGCACTATGCTGTTGGTCAAGAAGTGTATGGCGGTCATACTATTTGTGATATAGTAGAAGAAAAGGATAAGTTTTCTGTTTATATTAGAAAAGATAAGGATGTTCTTCCATGGAAAGACTTTAACAAAAATATGGCGGTATCTGTAGAATATAATCTAGAATACTAATGAAAAGTGTTTACAACTTTGTTGTAACACCAATAGGAGAAAGATACAACAATACTAAAAAAGTTGAAGGTGGAGATCTTATATTAAATACTGAGATTTATAATCATCAATATGTAAATAGAATTGCAAAAGTTATATCCATACCTATAGTTGGTGATACAGATATAGAACCCGGAGATGAAGTTATAATACATCATAATGTATTTCGTAGGTGGCATAACGTAAAAGGTATTGAAAAGAATAGTAGGAGTTATTTTAATGAAGATACTTATTTTATAACTCATGATCAAATCTTTTTATATAAAAGAAACGGTGAATGGAATGCTCCAAAAGGATTTTGTTTTATAAAACCTTTAAAAACAAAAGATCAATTTAATATTGATGAAGAAAGACCTTTAATCGGTATTGTTAAATATTCAGATGGTACCGTTGAAGTTGACGAACTAGTTGGTTTCAGACCAAGTAGTGAGTATGAGTTTGTTATTGATGGCGAACGACTATATCGTGTTTTATCTAATTTTATAACTATCAAGTATGAATATCAAGGAGACGAAGAAGAATATAATCCAAGCTGGGCATAAAGCAGTTGAAGAACTGATTAAAGTCGCTAAGGAACCAATTGTAGATTCAGACGACGATATATCAGCAGATAGATTAAAGAATGCCGCGGCTACTAAAAAACTAGCTATATTTGACGCATTTGAAATACTTAACAGAATTCAAGAGGAAGAAAATCTACTTGAGGGAAAAGCGCCTGAAGAGAGAAAGGAAAAAGTCTTTAAAGGATTCGCAGAAGGTAGATCTAAATAATGTACGAGCAAAGTTTAGTTAAAATAATTGAACCAATAAAGAGGACTACTATCAGTAGACTTAACAAAGGTAAAAAATGGAAATATGGATACAATAAAGAACATGATGTTATCGTTATATCAAAAACTGGTCAAATTGGTGAAATCTATGAAATCCAAAATCTGCGGATAGCATTACCCAAAGTACCTAAAGAAGTATATAAACACGATAAAAACAAATGGGTTAAACAAGAATATCCTAAAGAACTAAGTAGGATTAAAAACATCTTCGATTGGAGAAATTACCCAGATGAACAAAAGGATCAATGGTTCGATTATATAGACGAAGAGTTTAAAAGAAGAGATGAAGGGTTTTGGTTTATGAGTAAAGGTAAACCAACTTATATAGTAGGAACACACTATATGTATCTTCAATGGAGTAAGATTGATGTTGGTGCTCCGGATTTTAGAGAGGCAAACAGATTATTCTATATATTTTGGGAGGCGTGTAAAGCAGATAAAAGATGCTACGGTATATGTTATCTAAAGAATAGACGTTCAGGATTTTCTTTTATGTCTTCGGCTGAAGCGGTTAACTTAGCTACACTAGCAACTGATAGTAGGTATGGTGTGTTATCTAAAACAGGTGCAGATGCTAAAAAGATGTTTACTGATAAAGTCGTTCCTATTAGTATAAATTACCCGTTCTTTTTTAAACCTATCCAAGATGGTATGGATAGACCTAAAACAGAATTAGCATATCGAGTACCAGCTAGTAAGTTCACTAGAAAGAAAATTACATCTAACGAAAAGTTAGAGGACATACAAGGTTTAGATACAACTATCGATTGGAAAAACACTGGAGATAATAGTTACGACGGTGAAAAACTAAACTTATTAGTACATGATGAAAGTGGTAAATGGGAGAGACCCGATAATATACTAAATAACTGGAGAGTTACAAAAACATGTTTACGATTAGGTAGTAGAATTATCGGTAAGTGTATGATGGGCTCAACTTCAAACGCATTAGACAAGGGTGGAAATAATTTTAAAAAACTATATAACGCATCGGACGTCACCAAGAGAAATAGAAATGGCCAAACAAAGTCTGGTCTATATTCTCTGTTTATCCCAATGGAGTGGAACTACGAAGGATTTATTGATGAGCACGGAATTCCAGTTTTTGATACACCAGACCACGATGTGTTCGGCCCAGATGGTGAACTAATAGATGTAGGTATTATAGAACATTGGCAAAATGAAGCTGATGGCTTAAAAGGTGATCACGATGCTTTAAACGAGTTTTACAGGCAATTTCCAAAAACCACTGAACACGCTTTTAGAGATGAGGCAAAGGGAAGTATATTTAATTTAGTTAAGATATACGAACAGATAGACTACAATGAAGAAATGTCTAGAACCCTTGGGGTTACTAAAGGTAATTTTCAATGGGTGAACGGAGTAAAAGATACCCAAGTGATATTTTATCCAGATCAACAAGGTAGATTTAAAGTTAGTTGGGTCCCAAAAACCGGATTACAAAATAGAGTTATACTTAAGAATGGTATAAAATATCCTGGTAACGAACACATGGGGGCGTTTGGATGTGATAGTTACGATATATCAGGAACAGTTGATGGAGAGGGATCAAAAGGTGCACTTCATGGATTAACAAGATTCTCAATGGAAGACGCCCCTGCAAACAGCTTTTTTTTAGAGTATTTATCAAGACCACCAACGGCAGAAATATTCTTTGAAGATGTTTTAATGGCGTTAGCGTTTTATGGCATGCCAATCCTTGCGGAAAATAATAAACCTAGATTACTTTATTATCTTAGAAGAAGAGGATATAGAGGGTTTAGTATGAACAGACCGGACAAGTTGTGGAATAAGTTGTCCGTTGCAGAAAAAGAAGTTGGAGGAATCCCTAACTCTAGCGAAGATATAAAACAAGCTCATGCAGCTGCGATTGAAATGTATATACAAGACCACGTGGGCATGAAACAAGATGGAACATTTGGAGATTTATATTTTAACGCTTTGCTAAATGATTGGTCGAGATTTGATATAAATAAGCGGACAAAGTTTGATGCGTCTATTAGTTCAGGTTTAGCAATCATGGCAAACAACAGGCATTTATATGCTCCAAATGCAAAAGTAGAAAAACCAAAATTAAACATACAGGTTTCTAAATACGAGAACAAAGGTAGTATGTCTAAAATAATCAAAAAATAAATATGGCAGAGTCTGGCATTAAAAGTTATTTTCCAAGTCAAACCGTAAGTGATACTGAGAAGTTAAGTTATGATTATGGTTTAAAAGTAGGTAAAGCTATAGAGACGGAATGGTTTAATAATGATAGAGGTTCTAATAGATATAGAACTAATCAAAACAATTTTCATAATTTAAGATTGTATGCTAGAGGAGAACAATCTATTCAAAAATATAAGGATGAGTTATCAATAAATGGTGATTTGTCCTATTTAAATCTAGATTGGAAACCAGTTCCAATTATTTCTAAATTTGTAGATATAGTAGTAAACGGTATTGCCGAAAGAACTTACGATATAAAAGCATATTCTCAAGATCCATTTGGTGTTAGTAAAAGAACTGCATATATGGAATCTATACTTGGAGATATGCGTTCTCAAGAAATAAATGATTTCGCTGCTGAAGCATTTGGAATTAACTTATACGAGAACGCTAAAGAAACTTTACCAGATTCTCAAGAGGAGTTAGATTTGCATATGCAACTGACCTATAAACAAGCTGTAGAAATTGCTGAAGAACAAGCAATAAATGTTTTAATGGAAGGGAGTAACTACGAATGGATAAAGAAAAGATTTTTCTATGATTTAACTGTTTTAGGTATAGGCGCTGTGAAATCTTCATTTAATACATCGGAAGGTGTTGTTATAGATTATGTTGATCCAGCTAATCTTGTTTATTCATACACTGACTCTCCTTATTTTGACGATATATATTACGTTGGTGAGGTTAAATCCATTCCAGTAAACGAACTAGCTAAACAGTTTCCTCATTTATCTGAAAGTGATCTTGAAGATATAATGAAAAATAAATCTACTAACAAATCTAATAGATATTCTGTAGACAAAGAAGACAATAATACAATTCAAATTCTATACTTTAATTACAAAACCTACATGAATGAGGTGTATAAAGTAAAAGAAACTGGAACTGGTGCAGATAAAATATTAGCAAAAGACGATAGTTTTGATCCACCATCAGATAAAGAAGGTGGATATTCAAAATTATTACGATCTATAGAATGCTTGTATGATGGAGCAATGATTCTTGGTACAGATAAAATACTTAAATGGGAGATGGCAAGAAACATGCTACGTCCTAAAAGTGATTTTACTAAAGTTAAAATGAATTATGCTATTGTAGCTCCTAGAATATATAATGGAAAAATAGAAAGTTTAGTAGGACGGATAACTGGTTTTGCAGATATGATTCAGTTAACACATCTTAAATTACAGCAAGTTATGTCTAGAATGGTTCCAGATGGAGTTTATTTAGACGCTGATGGATTAGCTGAAATAGATTTAGGTAATGGAACAAACTATAATCCACAAGAGGCGTTAAATATGTATTTCCAAACTGGTAGTGTTATAGGTAGATCATTTACTCAAGACGGCGATCCTAATCCTGGTAAAGTACCGATTCAAGAAATTACAAGTGGTAGTGGTGGAAATAAAATACAAACTTTAATTACTAATTACAACTACTACTTACAAATGATAAGAGACGTAACTGGTCTTAATGAAGCAAGAGATGGCAGTTTACCAGATAAAAACGCTTTAGTAGGTGTTCAAAAATTAGCCGCTGCAAATTCTAACACTGCTACAAGACATATATTACAATCTGGATTATTCTTGACAGCTGAAATTGCAGAGTGTTTATCACTTAGAATATCTGATATATTAGAATACTCTCCAACAGCAGATGCTTTTGTACAAGCTATAGGAGCCCATAACGTAGCAACACTAGATGAAATGAAAAATTTACATCTTTATGATTTTGGGATATTTATAGATTTAATGCCAGATGAAGAAGAAAAAATGTTGCTAGAAAATAATATACAGCAAGCATTAGCTCAACAAAGTATAGAATTAGAAGATGCTATTGATGTTAGAGAAATAAAGAATATCAAATTAGCAAATCAAGTTTTAAAGTTGAGGAGAATAAAGAAACAAGAAAGAGATCAAATTCTACAACAGCAAAATATCCAAGCACAAGCAGAAGCTAATATGCAAACTCAACAAGCGTCTGCTGAACTAGAAGTTCAAAAAAATCAAGCAAAAACACAAGCTGATGTTCAATTAGAGCAAATGAAATCTCAAATGGAATCTCAAAAAATGGAGCAAGAGGTAATGCATAAAAAAGAATTAATGGCTTTAGAGTTTCAATATAATATGCAATTAAAGGGTATTGAGACAGATGGTCAGAAAACAAAAGAAAAAGAAAAAGAAGATCGTAAAGACGAAAGAACTAGAATTCAAGCATCTCAACAAAGTGAGTTGATTGATCAAAGAAATAATGAAAAACCACCTAAGAACTTTGAATCTGCAGGTAATGATATACTTAGTGGAGATTTCTATCTAGGTGCGTTTGATCCAAGGTAAATTTATTAACTATTATTATATTATATTATGGCAAAAAAGAAAACAGAGATAGTAGAAGAGACTATCGAGCAACCAAAAGTAGACGATACAGTCGAAAAGATTAAAGTAAAGAAAAAACCATCAATGAAGAAATTCAGTAACGATCCTGATGGTGTAACAAAAGTAGATTTAAGTAACCCACCAAAAGAAAAAGAAGAAGATGAGCAACCAGTGGATACCACAAAAGCCGAGGATGTTCAAGAAAAGGTTGTTGAAGAAACGACTGATAAAGAAGAGGTTGCTGAACAATCTACAGAAGAAAATACTGAAACACCTGTTTTAGAAGAAATTACAGATGAAGAAGTAGAGGAGAAAACAGAAAAACTTCAAGAACAAGTTGAAGAAGCTGTTGCTGAAGCTCAAGTAACTGGAAAACCAATACCAGAAAATATCCAAAAATTAATGGATTTTATGGAAGAAACTGGTGGTGATTTAAATGATTACGTAAAACTTAATCAAGATTATAGTAAATTAGAAGATCAAGATTTATTATTTGAACATTACAGACAAACAAAACC